CGATACCCGTACAGGTCGAGGATCCTGTCCATGCCCACCGTGTCGCGGATCACCTGGGCGGCCATTTTTGTCGTCAAAGATCATCCCTCCCGAAATAGTTCGCAGGCATGGGCTTGTTCCCGCCGCTGTACAGGTCGCCGATGGTGTCCATCACGGCGTAGAGCAGCCGGAGGGCCAGCTGGCAGTGGTCGGCGTCCGTCTCCCGGAAAACACGCTCATAATCGTCCGTCAGCTGCTTCCACTGGTCTTCCGTCTCGATGATGATCTCCCGCCAGCGCTGATAGAAGTCATACGCGGCAGCGAAGGCCTTCTTTTCGTTTTCGTTCATTTTCTCACTCCCGTCAGATACTCGATCAGCTGCTTCCCGGTGCTCGCCGGATCGCAGAACCGGAACCTGACGCCGTATTTTTCCTGCATCGTGTACATGGCCTTCCGCAGGTTCTCCGGCTTAAACCTGTGCATCGGGAGGCCGTCCCAGCCGATGGGAGACCGCCAGTAATCCAGCCTTCCCATCGGCAGGGATTCCTCAATCAGCACGATCAGCGTGATCCCACAGCGCTGGGCCCGTTCGCACTCATCCCGGAAGCGGTCGTGTTCCTGGAAGATGTTCCCGGCGATCTCCGGGACGCCGTATTTGGTGTCCACGGAGATGTCGCCCTTGCCGGCGATCTGGTAGTCGCCCACGTTCAGCGCCTGGCGGATGATCTCGATCCCGTGCCTCTCGCAGTACGCGTGGATGTTCCGGTGCTTCCCCGCCTGCTGGCGGGTGTCCTCATACAGGACCATCAGAACGGGAGCTCCTCCGTCACCACCACCGGGAAGCCGGTCGCGCTGTCCGTGTTCGCCGGATCCGCGGGGCTTCCAGAGTCCGCCTTCCGCTTCATGGGCTTCACGATGCCCTTCCGCACGTCGTCCGCGACCTCCAGCCGCCCGATCTGCGTGTACTCGACCCCGTTGTAGGTGCCGCCGCGGACGTTGATCCCGACGGTCTTCCCCTTCAGCTCGCCGATGTGGTCCGTGTCGCCGTCAAACCGGAAGCCCGGGTTGCTCTGCTCGATGCACCAGATGGAGTTGTTCAGCGTCCGCTGGTCCCACTCCGGGTGCTGGCGGCGCGTGTTCCGGCTGTCCGGGATCTGGATCCGGAAGTCGCCCTTGTACTTCGGGGCGTACTTGTCCGCCTTCTCCGCGTCGTTGTTGTAGCGCTTCGTGTAATAGCCGGCCCACTCGCCCTCGATGATCTCCAGGCGGAGGACGATCTGCTGGTCAGGCTCCTTGCCGTCCAGCTTCACGTTGCTGATGGTGCACACATACGCGCCCTCCGGCAGCATCGGGAACACCTTCGTCGGGGCCTCGCTCTTGAATCCTTCAATCTTTGCCATTTTCCGTTTCCTCCATTTCGTAATAGGTCCTGATGGTTTTATCAACCAACGCCAGATCGTTCGGGATCAGGTCGTCGTCAAACATGTCCTCCGGTGTCTTCACCGGATCCGCGCCGGCCGTGTGCGTCCGGAACCACCAGCCATCCTGGTTGCGTTCCGTCATCATCACGATGTCAAAGCACCCTTCGACCGTCAGCTTTTCGTCCAGCATCTTCCCGATAGTTTTTGCTTTGACCCGGCCTGTCATGTCGTCCGTCTGAATGTGGTGCAAGAAGTACACGATCACGTCATCCGGCAGGCCTACGTTCACGTAGTGAATCAGGTTCCTGAAGTTCAGCGCGATCTGGGTGAACTTCTCATAGCCCTTCTCGTTGGCCTTGTCGAAAAACTCATTGACCAGCAGGTACTGACTATCGTCGATCACGTAGCTTTTCATTGACGGGTTCCGGAGCGCCGCCATGATCTGCGGATATCCGGCGTTCTTCACGGTCTTGAAGGTCTCCCGGAAGGGAAGCCGGGGCTTCTCCACCAGGAATACACCGGTCGTCTCCGGATCCATGTGCTTGATGCTGCGGGTTTTCCCTGAGCCGCTGTAGCCCAGGATCAGAACAGGGATGCCCACTCATGCTACCTCCTTCGTCTCTCCAATGTTGATCCTCCCGGAGCTTTTCCGCTTGTTGTACTGTTCAGCGAACGCTTTCGCGAACTTAATCGCTGCAGACTGGTTCATGTATACGTTCGCTTTCTGGACGTACCATTCAATCGGCTGCTGAGACAGCGCACAGATCATTTTGTTCAGCGTAAACTGTTCGCTGTGGTTCTTAAACAGGTACCCCATGCCCTTGATGAATCCATCCTGGAACGCACGCTGATCACCGTAGAACGAGCGGCGAAGGACATCGAGAATATTAATGAAGTGATCACGTCCAACGCTTTTGTAAACGCTATACGCTGTAGCGATAGCGTTCACCCTGTTCCTTACTGCTGAAGGCGCCAGGTCGAAGTCGATGACGCACCCAGCAATCGTTGCGCACTTCACCATGTCAACAACATCTTCCGTGCCGGCATTGTATTCGGCCCGAAGTTTTTCGACCTTGCCGACAGGTTTGGCGAAGCCTTCCTGCTTTACAAACAAGTCTTTTTCTTCGAGTTCGGTGAGCCCACGGTACACCTTGCACAGGATCGGGCGGTTACCATAGCGCTTCTTCCACGCAGCAAGCGTGTGCTGACCATTAAAAACGTAGTAGTTTCCGTTCTCCCGGAGAGACACTTTCGGGGGATTAACAAGATCGTCATCCCAGTGCTTCGTGATCTTCTTGATCCTGGAAACGTCAATCTCACGCTGATACTTGGGATCTCTCTTGATCTGTTCCGGGTACAGATTCGCATATTCATAAGTGTGTTCCATTTCTTAACCTCTCCTTTATCTGGTCGATCCGTCTGGTTATGATTACATCAATCGCACTGGCAATTTCAGCGCTGTGCATGTTGCTGATGTCCTTGTGATCCATCAGCAGGTTTGACAGGGAGTTAATGAATCCGTCGGAGTTGTACCGCATCTGCTCGATCAGGTTATCAACTGTGAATTCCATCGTTACTGTGTCGTCAGTGAACTCTAAAGCAATTGCTTTTGCTTCTCTGGTATCCTTTCTGCCGGTGATCGGGGTCCCGTCCCTGATAGCCTTGATTACGGTATTCTTCTGATCATCCGCTGTTTTACTGACATATTGCACAGCTGACTTTGGTGTATCGGTCTGGCCGGAAAGGATTTTGTCTGCAAGATCTCCGTCGTATTGCTTAATAATATCGATACCTTTAGCGAAGTCGCCGGCACGCTTGACGGTTTCCTTCCCGACACCCTGTTCACGGGCGATCTGCTCGGAGATCCGGCCGATTGTGGTGGGCCCATTTTGGGCACTCCTCTCTATTGTGTGCTGATTTGTGCCGTGAACGTGCTTCCTCGCCTCGTACAGTTTCCCGAGGATGTACGTCTTCTGTTCGTCCGTGAGATTCCGGCGACCGAGTTGGTTCTTGTACATCCAGTCGAATGCTTCCCACTGATCACGAAACTTCAGTCGCTTAAACTTAACCTCGATCGACGGATACTTTAGCCAGATCTTATATCTGTTGTTTCCGTCAACAATTGCGCCATTGCCGTCCCACACGATGATCGGACTGAAAATCTTTCCTGCTTCAAGGATGTTTTCTTCCAGCTGCTGAAATTCGGCCTCTGTCAGTGGCGGAATCTTCGATACAAACGTCGGATCCATGTGTACGTCACTTATATCCACTGTTGTTGCCCTCCATCACTTAATGACGACGCTTTCCGTCTCTTCCAGGCTCGCGCCCGGGATGATCGTACCGTCCTTCAGGGCCTTCTTGATCTCATCCTTCCGCAGCTCCGGCTCGGAGAACCGCAGGAACCGCTCCGGCTTCTCCAGCGTCTGCAGGAAGCTGATCAGCTGCTCCTCATCCTCGACGCTCACCCGCTGACTGTGGGTCTGGTACACATTGCACCGGGGCGTCTTCAGTTTCTCGCCGTTCAGGGAGATCAGCAGCCACGCCTTCAGCGCGGCGATCTTGTTGTCCAGCGCACGCTTCCGGGCGATCAGCTTGTCAGCCTCCGCCTTCACCGCGGCGGCCTCCGCGACAAGGTCCTTCTCCCACAGGGCCACGCCCTCCAGCTTCGCCTCGCGCTCCATCTGCAGCGCGTCCAGCCTCACGACGTCGAGGATCTCGCCGGTTTCCGTGTCCACACAGTCCAGAATGTCCTGGTCGATCTCATAAATGGGTCTCATTTCTCTTCCATCCTTTCCAGATTCTTCAGAGCCGCAACCAGCGCGGGGTGCGGCAGTTCTACATCGATCACGTACTTGACAACCTTGCCGTCACTCATCGGCACCCGGATAATGTCCGGATACTTGGAGCAATCGTGCTTCCAAACCCCTGTAACTTTTGGCAGGGGCATGACGCGAATCTCGCTCACAGATCCACCCCCAGCTTCTTCAGGATCCGCGGCAGTTCTTCCGCCAGATCTGTCCACCCGGGCAGATCCATTCCGACCTCGTCCCCGGTGGCCGTCCGCCAGTCGATGGTATTGAACTTCATATCCCGGTAAAACTCGCCCAGTTCCGGGTGCCGGATCGCCGTCACGGCCCACGGATCCGTCTCTTCCTCCGGCTGGATCCGGACCGGTTCCGCCGCGTTGATCTGCAGGCCCATGTCCTCGCACTTGCCGAAGAACTCGTCCGCGGCGTCCTGCATATTCTGCATGATCTCCGCCGCGCTGACCGGCTTCTCCTTCGGTTTCGGTCCGGTCTTCCGCCTGACCGGGAACCGTGCGAACAGCTCCGGGTCCTTCTCCCTCACATAGTTCCGGATATCCTGGTACGCCTGCGACGGGCTCGCATAGCCCAGGCCGTCCAGGTATTCGATCGGATCTTTCCCGGCGTCCATCAGTTCGACGAGTTCCATCGCCAGCTCCAGCCGGTTCCGTCCTTTTCCCTTGCCCATCGGAATAATGTCTCCTTTCCTTTCATCGCCGCCCCGGGCCGCCCTCAGGCACTTCCAGCTGCAGAACCAGATCCGGTGTGCGTTGTTGCCTTCCTTGTAAGCCCAGAGATCTGGATAGAGCACGCTGAACCGCTTGCCGCAATTCTTGCAGGTTTTCAACTCCAGCCAGTTCAGGTTCTTGATCTCGCTCATGTCGGATCAGCCTCCAGATATTCCGCCTTGATGTATCCCCTGTTCGTCACCGCCCAGCCGTCGGCAATGTAAAACACCTGCACGGTGCTGCCGTTCACGATCCAGGGCCGTCCGCTGACCTGCGGGCCGTCCACCCACCTCCGGCACGCCACCCGAGC